AGGAAGGGGCAGGAATCGAACCTGCCCTTATTCCATTCCTTCCTTGTCTAGATCTAGTCTTTAGAGACTTTTGCACCATTGATGCGTATGACTGCCTCGTTCCCGTTCATGTCTTTGAAAAAGAATTGTCTTCCGTATGTCTCGATAAATTCCTTCAAGGCTATGTTTTCGGCTGAAGCGTGTTCAGTGTTTAAGAATTGAGTTGGTAAGTCTCCGAAATTAACCTCAGCCTTAGACAAGTCATATTTTTCTTGCTTGCCAGTCTCGATTAATAGAGCGTTTAATTCTTGCTTGTCGTTATATTCTTCAAGCGAGATTTTACCAGTCACGATTATTTTCTTTGTTGTAGACATTTTTTTTGTCTCCTTTGTTATTGGTTTTTTTACGTCAATTATCATTACCAATTATAAGTATAATATATTACAATTCCTACATAATAATAATTTATTTTGAGAGCGTGTAACTGTCTATATAATAAGACTTGGAGAGGTGCGACGTTGCGAGAGGTGCGAGGCTCCGAGAGAAAATTTTTTTTGCGAGGGGGATAATATAGGGTACGTAGTACACCTTCTTTATTTCTTATAGTTTCTTTATGTGTACGTAGTACACCTTTTTAATTCTTATAGATTCTTTAGGGTAACGTAGTTACACTTTTTTTAACTAAACTTTAGTAATGGAATAGAAGAGGTAGGGAGGGGTACTGAGTATAATAAGCTCAACACACAAAATACTCCATTTTTTATAACTTTTGCCTAGAATCTAAAACATAGGGTTCAGGTCTAATATAAATATAGTCTTATTTGTCCCAAATTTATAGTTTAAATCGATCTTTTTACTTTCTTCGAGTATAGATACCAACTTGTTAGTTTTTATAGTAAATTAGGCGTTTTTTGTTTTTTCAACTTTTTCTCTCTTTTTAGGTCTGGAACTGTTGTTTTTGTTTCTACCCAATTCCCAAATATTTTTGTATAATTTTTTTCATAACGAGTACGATCGGTAACTCTGCTTTTATCACCTTTCACGCTCATTATCTATCTCCTCACTCTTTTTTTCTTCATCGACCTCTTTTTCTTCTGGTTCATTGTAAATACCTATTTTCTTTTCAAAAGCGTTTACAGCTGGTTCTAGCGTTCCTTTGTAATCAGCGACTATAATAACCAAAGCTGCCACACAATGCAAATAAAACCAAGTCATACAATTCCTTTCTTTTTGGATATTATGTTAATAATATCTTTTTTAATAGTATATATATTAAATATTTAACCACTTGAGCTATATACAATATAAGAGTTAATCCAGTGAAAGTCAAGTAAAAACATTAATTATTTTTATTTCTTGCATTAATAGTCTTTTATACATATATTGTCTATATGAAAAGTTACAGTAAAAACGATGCACGTACTCATTGTGCTAATTGGGATGCTGGTGATTGCCTGGGTTGTATGATGCCTAGAGTCGACGGAGAGCTAGTAATGCTTGTGGATTCTAAGTTACAGGGAAAGCCATGTGTCGTTGATGATGGCTGTGAGTATTTTGAGAGAATAGTTGTTCCGTCAATTAAAAACCAAGGGAGATAGAGAATATGAATGATACGGATGTAATTGAATACATAGATAAAACATATCCAGAAATGTCTAAAAGGTTTAAGGAGATACTTGAGGAGGAGTGGAAGTTGTTTTGTAGAAAGCAGTATGACTATGGAAGTTCTAATATTACTTTAGGAGAAGACATGGATACGAAGGAGGGTCGTATGGTATCTTTGACTGGATTGGTAATTAGAATGAACGATAAGATCAATAGGTTGAAAAACATAATTATTAAAAATAATGGTAAGAATGCTGTTAAGAACGAAACATATCTAGATGCTTTTATAGATTTATCTATTTATGGAATAATAGCTCAATTAGTCTCGGAAGCAAAATGGGGAAAGTAAGAAGTCTTTGTTTAAGAATAGAAGCTAGGCTAATAAAGTTATTTATAAAACTACTAACTAATCGGAATAAAAAATGAATTTAAAAAAATGGACTTCAGAAGAAATCGACATTGTAAGATCTTATGAACGAAATCATAAAACAAGACGCGATATTCAGGACGACCTGGAAAAAGCTGGATATAAAAGAAGTTTCAAGGCTGTAACTAGAAAGATTGAAAACCTAGGCTGTAAAAAGGCTTACGGTAATTTAGATGTATCTAAACTACCTAAGGTATTGATAGTAGATATTGAGACTACCCCTATGGGTGTGTGGGTTTGGAGTCTTGGAAAACAATACGTTGGTCATAATACAATAATGAAAACCGACAATAACGTACCTATGGACTGGCATCTTCTTAGTTGGTCTGCTAAATGGCTGTATGACGATAAAGTCTTGAGCGATGTCATAACTCCAGATGAAGCAAAGAATAGAGAAGATAAAAGAATTGTAAGTTCTGTTTGGAAATTGTTGGATAAAGCTGATATTGTTATAGCACATAACGGAGATAGATTTGATTTACCTAAGTTGAGTACTAGGTTTATTGCAAATGGATTAAATGCTCCGTTACCATTTAAAACAATTGATACATTAAAAGCAGCTAGAAGAGAATTTTCTTTCTCATCTAACAAACAAGACTTCTTAACTAAGTTTTTAAAGATAGAACAAAAGTTAAGTACTGACTTTCAATTGTGGGTTGATTGTATGCGTGGAGATAAAAAAGCTTTAGATAGAATGCTTAAGTATAATGAGCATGATGTTATAGGTCTAGAGCAATTATATTTAAAACTAAGACCTTATATGAGATCGCATCCCAATATAGCTGTAATGATGGATGAAGATGCTTGTACTGTATGTGGAAGTAAATCATTAAAAGAGACTGGAAAGTTTTACTATACTGGAACTAGTAAGTTTAATTTATATGTTTGTGGTGGATGCAATTCTCCATACATTAGAAGTAAAGAAAACCAGGCTAGTAGAGAAGTTTCTAAGAGGTCAGTTGCAAGATAACTTGACTTTTATGTCATTTTCCATTATATTAGTAGTAAGGCTATAAATGATTTTTAGAAAAATTAATAAAATAAATCATCCGATTTATAGTAGTAGAGAAGAGTTCAAAGAGAGAAACCCTGACCTTGAGGTAGTTGATAATTGGAGGAAAGGCACCGAAGGTAGCTGGGTAGTTTCAGACGATGGTCAAGTTTGTCAAGTACTGAAACGTGGGAAGATGCTTAATAAAGCAAAAGATAAAGTAACTAACTATTATGTTAGGGTTGCTCTCGGAACTTTTATTTGCGTTGATGGTGTAAGAATTGAAGGTAAACCAAGAAAGAATCTTTATTCATTTGGTTTGCTTGATAAAAGTGTATACGATCATAAAGTTAATAAAAAGAACACCACACAAAGAGAGTTTCTTTTTGCTCAATACGTAGCAAAAGGTGAAAACTTAATAGATGCTTTTGTAAAAGCATTTCCTACAAATAATAGACCTTACGCTGAAGGTCAAGCCAAGATACTGATGAAGGCTAAACGGATTCAAACAATGATTAGAGAAGAAATAGATAAGGTATTAAGCGCTGCTGAGATAACTCCTTTATATCTATTAGAGCAAATGAGACACGTTATTGATAAAGACGATTCTCAGGACAGAGATAAGATACAGGCTTTAAAAACATTAATGCAAATAAGTGGAATGATGGACACAGAAAAAAGACAAGAGTCTGTTGCTGTCTTCCAAGGGTTTACTAAAGAACAATTAGATGCTATTGGAGGAGGAAATGTCAAGAAACTTGCGTCGGCTGAGAGAGAAGTTGAGGTCTAAAGACTGTAAGCTTTGTAGCATTCCATTAGATGGCAATTATGTTGTCATCAGAGATATTGATACAAATCAATACTATGCACAGTGCGTTGAATGTATGACAATATATAATCACGAACTAGGGTTTGAACACTTAGGAATACCAAACATAATAGGAATATCTTAATGAAAAAAGTTAATTTTGATCTAGAAGTAGAAGTACATGATGATTTAAAAGATGAAGTAATAAAAGAATATATATCTCGTTATTTTATAAATAAAGAATCTTTTGATGATTTTACGTTGCAAGTCATTGGAGAAAAAGATTATCCTTTAAACTTTAATATAGGTAATATAAAATTTGATTTAAGAAAAAAGAAAGCAAAGCCTAAAGCAAAAACAAAAAAATGAAATTAGCTGTATACGGAACATTAAGAAGCGGAAATAAAAACACAGGTGTGTTAGAAAACTCTTCACTTGTATATCCAGGTCACAAACAATTTCCAGCTGTTATACAAAATAAAAAAGGCAAAGGGACTGTTGTTGAGGTTCATAATGTTACGGAAGACGACATAAAAAGATATGACATATATGAAGGCATAGCTTCTGGGTTGTACAGACGAGTAAAGGCGGAAGTTAAGATGGATGACGGAGATACAGAAGATGTATGGATTTATGTTGCTGGAGACGAGCTAATTCAAAGAAGTAATATGTTTACAGAAATAAAAAGTGGGGATTGGTACAATAGATAATTTTAATATAAACTCAGATAAGCAAAAAGAAAAAGATAGAGTATTGGGATTAGCATCTCAAGATCTAATTGCTTTTGGACAGCTATTCTTACCAGAAGATTTTATGAAGTCATCTCCTGCTCCATTTCATTATGAAGTTGGTAAGAAGCTTTTAGATTCTGATATTAGAAAACTATGTATTGTATTGCCTCGTGGTCATTCTAAATCTACGATGGCTAAGGCAGCATTGATGCATAAGATATATTTCAATCCCAAAGGGAAAAAAGAATTTGCAGCATGGGTTTCAGAAGAGCAAGGGCAAGCAGTAGACCATCTAAAATATATTAAAAATCATATTGAATATAATAATGCTTTAAATTATTACTTTGGAGATTTAGTTGGAGATAAGTGGACTGAGAAAGAAATAACCACTAGCAGAGGAGATAGAATAATAGCCAAAGGAACTAGTCAGAGGCTTCGTGGTAGATCTGAACTTGGAACAAGATATACAAAAATTATTCTTGATGACTTTGAATCTGAGTTAAATACTAAAACTCCAGACAGACGTAGAGAAATTAAAGAGTGGCTTATGTCAACAGTATATCCATCTCTTGAAGAATCAAAAGGAAACGAGGGAGCTATTTGGTTGATTGGAACAATAGTCCATTACGATTCTGCATTGCAAGCTATATACGACGGATACTTAGAAGCAAAAGAAAAAAACGAATCGTATACTTGGGATGTAATATTTCATAGAGTATTGGAAGATGGTAATCCATTGTGGGCTTCTTACTTTTCAAAAGAAAAAATAAATCAAATAAGAAAAGATTATGAAAATGTAGGTCAATTACATAAGTTTGCTCAAGAGTATATGAATGATGCTAGAGACTTGGCAACTGCAAAATTTAAAATAGATAGAATACAAAAGCACGATTATGAGTTAGTTAGCAATACAAACCAAGCTTATTTAAAAAATGGCGATACAATTATTCCTGTAAATATTTATATGGGAGTAGACTTAGCTTACGAGTCTAATGCTAACAATGATTATCAAGTTATAATGGTTACTGCTGTTGATAGCGAAAAGAATTTTTATGTGATTGATTATTATCATGAACACCTACCTTTGTATGAGATGCCAAAGAAGATATGTGAGCTTGCTAAGCTTTACTCTCCTATAAGGAGAGTAAATGTAGAACACGTAGGAGCGCAAGGAATTATTAAAGACTCTGTGAATCAAATGAGTGGAATTGATAGAAAGATGGCACCAGGACTTGCAAGAGGAGTTAGACCTCCACATGGAATAAAAAAAGAAGATAGATTAGAATCCACTCTTTGCCCTCTTGTTAATAGAGGTAAATTATATATAAAAAAACATCATCAAGAAATAATTGATGAAATGTTTCATTTTCCAAAAGGAAAGAATGACGACTTACTTGATGGTCTTTGGTATTCAGTTACAAATGCAAGATCTCCAATAAGTAAAAGCTTTGAATCTAAAGATTTTAATGTACAGGAAAATTCAGATATCGCTAAAAAAGTAAAATCTAAAGTTAGAAGTTGGATAACTGGACAAAGAATTTAAAATAATACTTGACTTATTAACCTTTTTATACTATATTATATAGCATAGATATCTAAGGAGCCTACCATTAATTACGTAGAAACTTTTGCCGAGCACGATGAAGCTCAAAAAAACAGAGAACTGTGGAGAAGGTGGAGGGATGCAAGATCGAATTGGGAAGTTGAAGCTAGGGATGCCATTGATTTTTCACTTGGCAATCATTATTCAACAGAAGAATCTGAGGTTTTGCAATCCGTTGGACAAGGTGATTTTATTATTGACAGGGTATATGCTGCGGTCGATAAGTTAAAATCATTATTAACATCTAGAAATCCTAAGTTTTCAGCAGTAGCCAGAGAAGATTCTGACTACAAGCTTTCAAATGTTTGGAGAACAATATTAGAATATGTCTGGGACATCTCAGATTGTAACACTCACTTTAAGCAAGTGGTTCATGACTACTCTGTTTCTGGTTTGGGTTATTTTTATGTATATGTAGATACGGAGTCAGACTTCGGTAGAGGCGATGTAAAAGTAACAAGCGTAAATCCTTTTAGAGTATATGTTGATCCTGCATCTAGAGATAGATATTATGCAGATGCATCTTCAATGCTTCTTTCCACAATATTAACAAAAGATCAATTACTAGGATTGTATCCCAAGCTTGAAGAAATTATAGATAGTATTGATAGTTCTACAGACGAAGAAGACTATCCAGCATCTAAAAAGAAAAACTCATCTTCATCATTTACTCCAGACGTTGTAAAGGATTATGATAGAGGAGGATATGAAAAATATAGAGTGATTGAACGCTTTTCTAAAATTAAAGTTCCTTATTATAGATTATTCAATAAAGAAACTCAAGAAGAAAAGATTGTTGATTTAGAATCTTTTGAAAAAATATTGGCTGAAAACTCACACTTAATCGAGTCGGGACTGATCGAGGCAGTTGAGGTTCTACAGACTAGGATCAACCATGTTGCAACTGTAGGACAAGTTTTACTATATGAGCAAGTTCTCAATACGGATACATATCCAATTATACCAGTCCCAAACATTTGGACTAATACTCCATATCCAAAATCAGATGTAACTAAAGTTAAAGATTCTCAGAGATTAATTAATAAATTATTCTCTTTGACATTAAGTCATGCGCAAGCCTCAGCTGGTCTAAAGCTATTAGTTCCAGAAGGAAGTGTTGACGACTTAGGTCAATTAGAGAGAGATTGGGCTAACCCTAATGCTGTTATTGAATACAACCCAGAGTTTGGTGAACCTCATTATCCAGCTCCACAACCTTTGGCTTCTGAGTTTTATGGATTGATATCGAGGGTAGAGTTTTATATAGATTTAAATTTTGGTATATCCGAGTTAATGCAGGGATTTAAAAGCGGTGCTCCAGATACAGTTAGAGGAACGTATCTTTTACAGGAGATGGGAGAAAGCCGTGGTCGCTCAAAACTTAGGGATATAGAGGGAAGTTTAGATATTCTTGGCAGAGTAGTTTATAACTTTGCTAAAGGACATTATAACTTTAAAAAGACTTTTAGAATTGTGCAACCTAATAATGACATATCTGAGTTTACTATTAATAATAGGCTCTATGACGATAAGACGAATGAGTTACAAACAATTGATAATGACATTAGTTTAGGTCAGCATGATATTAGAATAGTATCAGGCTCAACATTGCCGTCTAATAAGATGGCTGAATACAATATGTATTTAGATGCTTACAAGTTGGGTCTGGTGGACGATGTCGAGGTTCTGAAAAAATCAGAAATCTATGACAAAGAAGGTGTATTAAAGCGTAAAGGTGCTATGAGTCAGATGCAGGGTTACATTAAACAACTTGAAGATCAGATTAAAAAGCTAAGTGGTGATTTGCAAACGTCAGAACGTGAGGCAGTAAGTGCTAGAAAGCAAACTATCACTCAGAAATTCAAGACAAATCTTGATTCCGCTCTTAATCAAATAAAAGATAAAGAACGAAAAAATCTAAATCGGATGGAAAATGTAATCGATAAAGCTGATTTACAAGCTAAGTACGCTAATACTAAGGAAGGCATAGTGGGTGCCGAAGAAGGCGTTGAAGGTTAACAAAACTAGAGTCAAGTCTTACCTGGAAAATATCGAAAGGTATGGTTTATAAAGGAGTAAGAAGATTCGGAAAGGAAACATGGAAGACCAAGCAACACAAAGCACAGAACAGACTTATGAGGATAGGCTGGCTAGAGATAATGACGGAATGTCAATATCGATGCCAGACGTAGAGATGGTTAGTGATGAAAGTCCTCAAGACGTAAAAGAAGAAGTCGATGAACAAGGTCATAAAAAACCAACTGAAATTGTAGCTGAAAATGACGAATCTCAAGTTGATTATGGAACTGATTGGGAACAAGAGACTAGAAAGTTTCAGTCTATGTATGACAGGCAAAAAGCAGATTACGCTTCGCTTGAAAAGCAAGTTGAATCTCTTGAGCCTTTAAAACAGTTACAGCAGGTTCTAGAATCTAGACCAGATGTAGTTCAAGCTCTTCAAGATAAATTACAGAATAAGCCTGTTAGTGGTGATACATCGAGTTCGTCTACAGATAATACTGTTGACGAAGCCTCATTTGACCCGTGGGAAGCCTATTATAAAACCGACTCTCCTTCGTACAAGTTACGAGTAGAGAAGGAAAAGGCTTTGGTTAACGAAGCAGTCTCTGAACAGATGGCTGGTATCCAAAGTCAAGTTGCTATGCAAAATTTAAAAGGTGAGTTAAAATCTAAGTATGGTATGGCAGATGATAATGAAATTGATGAATTTATTAACTTCGCAATGACTCCAAGAGATCAATTGCCAGTTGAATTATTACTCAATGTTTATAGACAGCATTATAACAAAGGTGTTAATGCTCAACCATCTGAAAATTTACAAGCTGTGACAGAGACTCAATCAGTCCCTATGTCTGCTGGCGTTTTACAAGGAGGAGATCCTAAGGTAAAAAGCGAGTTAGATGTTTCGTGGGATAGAATTTTAAAGGCTGGCAACGCAGGAAGATTACTTTAAAATAAAAAATAACGGAGGTTATTAAATGGCTATTACACAGGGAACTAAACTCTCTAGTAATATTACGGCTGCTGCAACTAGCGCAGGTGTAGGTCAAGCTCCTGATAGAAGACGGTTATACGATTTTAGTGATCGAGTTGCTGAATTGGCTCCCGAAGAATCACCATTCTTCGTATACTTGTCTCAGGTTGCAAAAAACCCTACAGATGATTCTGTCTTTCGTTTCTTAGAAAATCGTTCTAAGATTGATTGGACTAGTCGTAATTTTAAAATTGACTTAGCTGGTCATGTTAATAGTGGTGGTACTGTCGCAGCTGGAAGCAATTATGCTTTTACAGTTGATGCTGACGGTGCATCCGTTGACTGGTTAATAAAAGGAATGGTCTTTGCAGTAAATACAACTACTGGCGCTGAAACAACTGGCTACGCTCAAACTCTAGTAAGGGTTGAAAGTCCAGTAACAGATAATGGTAGCGACAGTTCATTTACTGGTAAGATTATTGACGTTTCTAATTCAAATGTTGCTGGTTATAATGTTATTTCAGATGATGATGATTGTCAAGTTATTGGCACAGCATTTGCTGAAGGAACTGCTTCTCCAGACGTTTGGTCAGGTGAAATTGAGGATGACTATGGTTATACTCAAATTTTTAAAACTGCTTGTGAACTTTCTAACACAGCAATTGCAACTCGCTATCGCGGTTATGCAAACGAGTTTGAGCGCATTTGGGCGACTAAACTTCGTGAACATAAAGTTGATATCGAACGTGCAATGTTGTTTGGACAGAAAGCAAGAGTTGGTGGTATTCAATATACCGAAGGTCTTGTTGGACATATTGTAAAGAATGCTAACCCAAATACTGGGAATACTGCATTCACTTACAGTTCAGGAACACCTTACTATCGTAGTGTTGCTCAAGCTGAATTAACTTATGATCGTCTATTAGGCGACTTAGAAGTTATATTTGATCCAGCACGTGGTGGTTCTGGAGATAGGCTAGTATTAGCATCTCTTCCAGTTATCACATTCTTTAACAAGTTAGGCGATGGAGCATTTATGGATGCTTCTATGGGTGGTATTAGTAATGGAATTAATCGTTACAACTTTGAAGAAAGACAGGGTCAATTTGGTCATAAGATCATGACTATTGATACTGTTCATGGAACAATGCACTTAGTAAAAGAACCATTATTCAGAGGTCAAGCTTCTGGAATGATGTTAATGGCTGATATGAGCAAATGTCAATATCGTCCATTGGTTGGAAATGGTCTCAATCGTGATACTCATATTATCTCTAACGTACAAAATTCTGACGAAGATTTACGTAAAGATATGATTGTTACTGAGGCTGGTCTTGAAATAACACTTCCAGAGTGCCACGCACTTTACGAAGTAGAATCAGCGTAAGGAGGTATAGAATATGTATAGTGATCTTATAAATAAGAATAGTGGTAAGTTTGTAGAAAAACTAAGCCCAGAAACTATTTTTGAATGGAACTACATTGACTGTGCTCCACCAGTATTATCTTCAGTAGGTAATTCTGGAGACGGTGTTATGGCTGATGGAGATCAAGGTAGTGTTTTATTTCCTGGAAAAGGTGGACAGATTTATCCTTCAACTATGTGTTATGTCGGAGCTTTTACAGCAGCTGGTACAACACCTGTCGTTGACGGAACTGTTCCTTCAGTAGATACTAACAATACTGCAGCTGGATGGAATATGCAAATGGATGCTGAAACAGCTGACAATACTGGTCTTGAATTAGTTCTTGGCGGTAGTCAGTTTGGAAGTGACAGTAATAAAATTATTGCTGGAACTCATGCAGCTGTAATTGATATGACAATCTATAACGTTGACTGGACTGATTTTGATGCAGCAGTCATAGGCTTTAGAAAAGCTCAAGGCTTTGAAACTGGACATGGTGGAATCCTAGCGGCAGCTTCTGGAGACCCAGCATACACTGATTTCGTAGCTTTTGGTTGTCAATCAGCAGACGATGTACAGATAGCAAGTGCTTTAAATGATGGTAGTCGTACTTACACAGATAGTGGACAAGCGACAGCCGCTGACAAAAATCACAGATTCCAAATTACTTTGGATTCTGATGGTGCTGTCACATATGCACACGTTGGTGCTGCAGTTGCAGGAGATGGCACATTAGCCGCTCCATCAACAACTGCTGCTTTTACTTTTGATAGTGGAGATGTTTTAGTGCCTTATATGGTAATACAAGGTACAAATCAAAACAGTGCTATTTATCTAAAAGATCTAAAAGTAACTCGTACACCAGCTATAGATGGACATAGTGTAGCGTAAAATCCGAATAAATAAGGATTGACAGATATGGATTCTGTGGGGCTATTCAAAAAAAGTTTAGCCCCGAAAATCCTAAAAATTTTAAAATAAGGAAAAGTTATGGCTGTTTATGGTAATGTAAAAGTAAAAGTATTTATACACGATGCTGTCCCAAATATAGAGACTGCTGCGGTTGGTACAATGGCGAGAGATATTAAAGATTATATAGATACATTGGACTCAACAAATAATGAAATTTTGTCAATTACTCACACAGCGCTTAGAGGTGATAGAGTACTAACTGTAGTTGTTGGTGGAACTTAATGTCTAAGTGTCAACATTGCAAAAAACCAAATAAAGAAAATTGGTTTTATTGTAGAGATTGCGGTAAAAGAGCATCTCCACCAAAGTTTACAACAAACTCTTGGATGAGAAGCGATATAGCAAAAAGAACTGATATTGAGTTTGGAACTACAGATATGGAAAGTAGTATAAAGAGGTTTAGTAATGGGTAAGTTTGGTAAAGGATTAAAAACTGTTTCTAGTCGTACAATGACTGGAGGAAAAGGAAATTCAAATGATGTACAAAAAGCCAAAGAAAATGGCAAAGAAAAAGAAAAAAGTTACAAAGAAAAAAGGTAAGAAGAAGTAATTAAATGGCAAATTTTGACGCACAAGTAATAGAACTAGTTGGTGTT